AATTCCTGTTTGTGAGTTCACGAACATACCAGTCGAGACCCTGACCATGATTTTCGATGTAGTCGAGCAACCGGACTTCTTGCCCAGTCGCTTGAGCAACCCATATTGCCGTAGAGTCGCCCACCCCCAGATCCCATGCCGTAAAGGTCTTGCAGAGATCATCTCGGACGACTTCAGTAACCCTGCCCTGCGCTTCAAGTTCATTAAGGATCGAACCATAGTACGAACCCTCAACTGCCGCATGAAAAGAACACTCAAATTCTTGGGCGTACTTATCTTCACCCATCTCTTTACGAGCGGCTTCCAGTTCGTCCAGCGGGACGACTCCAGTTTGGCTTGCCTTGAACTCAAGTAGCGCCCAGCCTTCCTCTTTCTCGGCTCGGTCACGGAGGTCTTTGAAGTGATTAGCACCCTTTGGAGTCCCAATGAACATCGCCCAGCCCTTCCTGTCGGCTAGGGCGGGTCTTATGATCTCGTTCCATATCTTCGGGTTCATGTCCCCGACCTCGTCGAGAACCACCCCGTCTAAGTAAATCCCTCGCAGAGAGTCTGGGTTGTCTGCTCCGTAGAGAGAGATTCGCCTACCCAGAAAGTCTACACGCAATTCAGCAATGTTGGTTTCTGCGTTCAGCGGCCTAGAAAAATGGGTCAAGTAGTCAAAGGCGACTCTCTTGGCCTGTCGGTAAGTAGGGGCGATGTAGGCATAACGAGGATTCTCCCGTTCGCATTGCAACGCAGCTTTAATGAGGTGGTTGATTGCCGAAACTGTTTTGCCAAGCCTTCGGTGGGCGACAACGACAACAAATCGAGTTCTATCAATAGCCTCGTGAATCGCAAGTTGTGGCTCCCTTGGTTTGTATGGAATCGTTACTGTTGCCATGTAACCTTGAGAGCGCCACCATCCTGCCCAGTCAACTCGGTGACATTGGTCTCTTTCCAGCCAGCCCTTGTCTTCAGCCAGAAGATCATAGCCGTCGTATTGCCTGCCTTGGCCTGCTCATAAAGAGACTTCGCTACCTGAGCGTTAGCATCTACACGCCCGTCATCTAGTTCCTGGCGGTAGTACTTCGTCAGCGTGTCTGCTGATATCCCCAGCTTTGCCGCTATGTCCTCGTGCCGGACACCAACCGCTGCCAGAGTCTTAGCCTGTAGCCTAGTCTGGTCAGTTGGTTGGTGGGGAGGTCGCCCCACTCCTTCTGCCATTTATATCTCCGATAAATTGAACTGCTTTACTTCCAACTTAAGTGCATTGTGCTGAGCAGCACGAAATAACTCTGCCGCAACCTTATGGACAAATATCCCTCCATCAACGGGGGAGCCGTCGTGCTTGTAGACTACTATCCAACGCTTAAACAAGCTCCGCCTTCTGTCCGGTGAAGTCTTCCCACCGCTTAACGATCACATCGCAGTACTTTGGGTCTAGTTCCATTAGCCTAGCGCAGCGACCATGCTTTTCTGCTGCAATCATCGTTGACCCAGAGCCACCAAACAAGTCAAGAACCAAATCCTGCCCTTTGGTGTTGTTGAGCATTTGATACTCAATCAACTCTACGGGTTTCATTGTTGGGTGAAGGTCGTTTTTCTTTGGCTTCCCAAACTGAAGAATTGTTGTCTGTTTTCTATCGGTTGCCCAAAGATGACCAGCACCATCCTTCCATCCATATAAGCAAGGCTCATGTTTCCAATGATAGTCTTGCCTGCCCATAACAAGGGAGTCTTTGTTCCAAATCAAACATTGACGAACTGTCCAGCCAGCGTCTTTTGCAGCGCCTCGGAAGTTGTAGCCTTCTGAATCTGCGTGCCAAATGTAAAAGACTGCCCCAGCCTTCATAACAGTATTCGCACAAATGAAAGCGTCGGTTAAGAACTGCCTAAACTGAGCATCACCCATGTCGTCGTTCTGGATTGTCATTCCAGTCGAACCTTCATAGGCAACATTGTATGGCGGGTCAGTAATCAGGATGTCGGCAAGTTGCCCGTCCATCAACTTCTCTACATCGTCCAGCATCGTAGAGTCCCCGCACATCAGCCTGTGCCTACCAAGGCGGTAGATATCCCCTGGTTTGGTTTTGGGTTCCTCTGGGGCCTCTGGTACTTCGTCCTCGTCTGTAAGCCCTTCTGTAGGCTTTACGGGGTCTAAGAGCGCCTTTAGTTCGTCAGAGTCGAATCCCAGTATATCCAGGGCGAAATCGTCTGCCAGGAGTTCGTTTAACTCTATGGTCAATAGTTCGTTGTCCCAGCCAGCGTTTAAGGCTAGGCGGTTGTCTGCAATGACATAAGCCTTGCGCTGGGTCTCTGTTAAGTGGCCCAGGCGGATACACGGCACTTCCATGATGCCGCACTTCCTCGCAGCCATCACCCTGCCGTGGCCAGCGATGATGACATCATCTTTGTCTACAAGAACGGGGTTGTTGAACCCGAACTCTTTTATCGAGGCGGCTATCTGCGCCACCTGCTCGTCAGAGTGTGTTCTAGAGTTTTTTGCGTACGGGATTAGTTTTTCTATCCCGATCACTTCTATTTTTTCTGCGCCCTTCATCGAGTCCTCTTTCGGTTGCTCGGTACTGTATAAATATACAGGTTATTTTTCACCAATGATTTGAACTGGAACCCTGCCAACCCCAGACTCAATCATAGCTGCAACTCTATGATGGCCGTCAACCACCAAATACTGATTGCTCTTTGTGTCAAAGACAACATCTACAGGTAGGTCACCCATTGAACCTTGCCCTGATTTGTAAGCGTCGACAGCAGATTGACTGACTTTTTTTTGCGTTGGGATCAATTGCTCAATTTCAACAACTGATTGCCTTGGAGCGATATCCGTGTAATCAGATGGAAAACTCTGCGCCTTCCTTAAAAAAGAATCAACTAACTTTATGCTTTCTGGAGCTTCACTAAGCAAACCTTGAGTGTACTCTTTATAAATTTCAGAAACTTTTTTAGCGCTTTCGTTTTCTTCTTTCCATATTTTTATAAGAGAACTTATATCAAAGCTAACCGGAACACTTTTATATCCCTCGTCCAGGTAAGCCGCCATTCTATGATGGCCATCTTCAACATACGGAAAATCTCCACTTCTAGTGTGAATAAGAATTGGTGGAAACTCTGCACCCTCTCTTAAAGATTTGCGAAACTCAGTAACTTTTTCAGCCGTTCCAACCATTGACCTATCAGACCAATCATCCCATTCACTAGGCTCAAGCATTTTGGGAGGCAAAAATTCATGAGGCTGTTGATTTTTTACGCCTGAAGGAAAATTTTTACTCGTAAGGTGTTCTGGGAGAGTTTGTGTGACATATTTATCTAAAAATTCTTTTTCTGACAAAATTTTAGCATCTTCTTTAATTTTAGATAATCCACTTCCAATTGATCTCGGGGTCACCGCTTGCATGAAAGGCATAGCGGTTTCCTCTAGCACACCTGGAGCCGTCGCCTCTGGGTTCCTCGTGATCGCCCTTACCAGTTGATCTGCCATTTCATTGGAGATCCTAGTGGTCGCCCTGCTTGCAGCCGGAACCACCGGAGCCATCCCCAAAACTTCTGCCAAATAACCCCTGTCTGTAGTGATGGGGATATTCGACTGCGTAGGCATCCTAAAAAGCGGATCTCCGTAGGACAACTTCTCTACAGTCTCTGCCGAAGGCAAAGCGAGTTGGCGCACCAGTCCCATGACATCTAGGCTTTTAGGCAAGAACTCCGGCCCTGAGTCTTGCTCGATCTTCCGTAGAAGATTGGCAATCCCACCCAGTATCCGGTTCTGTTCCGGTGCGCTAATCCTGTCCATTACCACTTCACCTTATCTGCCCAGTAAGCTGCGCTCATCTTGCCTTTGGCAATGTTCTTAGCGTGTCGAGCCTTGAATGATTTCCTACGGGCTTTGTCGGCTTCAGACTCGCCTTCTCTTGGAGGGGAACCCTTCATGCCCTGCTGCCCGAATCTAATCGTCTTTACCTTGTCGCCTTCTTTAGCGACTACTACATGAGACTTAGTGGGATGGTTAGGAGTTCTCTTGGGCTTGTTATAACCCTCGACACCTATCCTCTCGAAAATCTTAGCCGCCTCTTTTATCTTCATGGAATGTCTCGTGTTTGGGGTTAAAGCCTAAAGACCTCGCTAGTGTGATGTCTGCAAAACTCACAGGCACATCCCCAGGTCTTCTGCCTACTATTCTATAAGGCTTTCCGTAAGCCTCCACGACTTGCAATACAGAAGTCGGCTTTCCAGTTCCTAAGTTGACAGTCATGTCTTTCCAGTTCATCGCCATGACATGACCATCAATTAAATCGTCTATATGAATGAAGTCCCTAAGACAAGTCCCGTCTGGGGTGTCGTAGTCTCCACCATATATATCTACAACATCAGCCTTCTCTACTATCGGGATGAGGTTGTCGCTCCCGCCCTTTCCGTAAGGGTTAAAGTATCTGAGGATCGTGTAGTTCCCTCGTCGCTTTAAGATTTCCTCGCAGATGACCTTTGTATGCCCGTAAGGGTTTACTACTTTTGTGGGCGAGTCTTCAGTAAAAGGCCCGTCCCCGTACACACACGCTGAACTACTAAAGACCACATGACCAGAAAATGACTCTAAAAGTCCCAGCAAAGAATTGATGTTGTTCCTGTAATACTTATACGGGTTTTCTACACTCTCCGGCACAGACTTGAAAGCCGCTAGATGGAAGGCTATATCTGCGTTGATCTTTCTTCTGAAACATATGTCGTCGCCCTCTTTGATGTCACAGGTCTGAACCTCGTGACTCTCTCGAAGCCGCTTAACTAAGTGCTTGCCTATGTACCCAGATGAACCTGTTACAAAGATTCTCACTTCTTGGCTTGTGCGCCCTTCATGTTCGCCAGGAGAGATGGGTAAGCCGTCCCCGTTTTCTTGGCGAAAGCCTTAGCCGCCCTCTTTTGGTTCGGGCTGAGTTCTTTGGGTTTGCCTAATCCTTTGGGACGGGGTTTCTCGTAGACTTGTTTCATACTTTGGTTATCCTTATCTGTAAACAAGCGCCATATGCAACATCAGCGTGTTTCTCAAAGGTGTCTAGTGCTTTGTCTAGCGCCTTCTCACACTTTGCTCTGGTGTCGAAAACTTCCTCTGCTTTCCAAAAGGCACAGTCGCCAGGAAGACAGAAAAAGACTACACCAACCCAGAAACTCACTTCTTCTTCTCCGGCTTGCCTTTCATGGACTTCGTTTCTTTGACGAACTCCTTGGCTACCTTCTGAGAGATACCGAGTTTCTTAGCCATGTCCTTACTAGAGGCTGCGGCTTGCATGAATCGGTTCTGAGCTTTACTGACTGCTGGCATTGAACACCTCGCTATAAGGGACTGGCTTCCAACTTGGGTCGATGTTTTTGTAATTCTCTAATAACCATTGATGGCCTGTTTCTGTGTGGTTGTAGTGGTTAAACCAACTCTCAGAGATAGGTAGTTTTAGGTTTTCGTAGTGTATAGAACAACTATACTTCCAATGAGCCATGTCAATAATACACTTGCTGGCCCAGTTTCTTGTGTTGATCTCAAATGTCTTTTTACAGTCTAAAACTCGGTCATAGTTCCAGCGGTCGTCATACTTTTTTTGAAACAACCTCGACGGCCTAAAGTCTTCCTTCTTTACTATGAACTCATCTATGTCTATAAAGGCACACAGCCCTTTTCCGTAGTTTTGGTAAAAGTGCTGACAGGCTTCCATCTGTCCGTAGACCACTTGCCCGTCCTTCATCGGTTGCCACTTCACCTTAGTCACCGGAAAATCTTTGAGGATCTCGGCTTCTTCTTCCGTTACATCCTTGTTTTCTATGTCCCTGCCGTGTTTGTTTTTACCTGTTAATGCAATTGAATTACCTAAGTCTACAAATTGACTTCCGGTATTGTCGTAGAGGTAAAAATGTTCAACACCTATCTCAGAGTGATAGGTTAACCACTCTTTTATAAACCTTATGTTTTCTGCTGGGAGGTAGACTGTTTGGATGACCATTCAAATAAAGTGATCGTGTTTCTCCCCCAAGGGGCGCTCGGGTCTACAAATCTTTCGACTACATCTGTTTTCTGAAATCCGTGGTCTGCGAATCTCTTGGCCCAGTATTCTCTTGGTTGGCAGTTGACATGATGCCACCCGCCTTGCCCTGGTAGAGCATGGCACATAAGCACCCGCTCGGCTGACTTCATAGTAGCAAACCAGTTGTCTTCGTATTGACTCTCGATATGCTCGACAAATTCAGTACAAATACAAAGATCAAATCTGTCTTTAAGAACTAGAGGCCCTTGAGTGTAGTCGTGTTGCACCACAGGAACCTTGCAGTCCTTTACAGCGTCAGGATGACCCTCAACGCCTAGAACCTTGCAGTTAAACCACTCCAGGTTTTTCCCCGTCCCGCAACCTATATCTAGAACCGACTTAATGCCGTACTTGTCGATTAAAAACTGCCAGATGTCTGGCATATAGGTGAGTCTGTCACCCTCTGGGATATAGCCGCCTAAGTGGTTCATGCTTTGTAGATATGGTCGTAAATTCTTCTCGTTGACCCCCACAACTGGGTCGCAAAGATATGCCCGTTGCCTTCGTACTTCTGCCCAGAGAAGTGCTCTGGTATGAAGTAGTGGGACGGATATACAGTTAGTGGATACTTCAGCGAGTAAAAGGTATTCGTCACTCTCATTGGCCCGACTGTCTCCCAGGCCATCTTGTCTACAACTGTCGGCTCGTTCTTTATGTCCTCGATGATCTGCCCAAAGAATAAAGACTTCGGAACCGACCCTAAGTAACCCGCAGCCACCAACCCTGTCCTGCAAAACTCGTTCTCATAACAGGCAAATTCGTCCGGCTCTAACAACCAGTCAGGCAAGGTCTGTAGGCATATCGAGTCGGCATCTAAGGTAATACCGCCCTCGTTGAAGAGAATCTCGTAGCGCATCATGTCGGCAACCCCGTTGAGCTCTCGGGGCCACATCTGCTCCATGTGCGCCTTGTTTACCCACTCACCCTGGTATTCCTCATTCCCCCAGACCTTTATCTCCCAGTCGGGGTGGTAGTGCCTCCAAGTGTTTATACAGTTGTCTGGGCGCTTAGACTCGTCGCCCACCCATACGAAATGAAGTTTTTTGGGGATCACCACCCAGCCCTTTTAAGGGTAAAAATTTCGTTTTCTTTCCTGTCAACATCCTGTTGACTTAGGCTATTGGGCGGTCTTGTATAGATCCACCTTACAGTCTCATCGTAGTGCGCTCTGGCTCCGGCCTTTTTCATGTCTAGCCAAAATGCCCAATCTTCCCAGCCTATGTCCCTATACCTAACCCGTTTGGCCCAGTCTGTTTTATAAGCGGAACAAGAACCTATTGGGTTAGGGCAGTCAATAGAAAAAGCGTTTTCCCAAAGGCTAGGTCTGTAGCCATGAGACATCCCACCATATCGGTAGGAAAAAGCGTGTATTTCTGTGTCCTGCTTTAGGTCTTTAATGTAGTTCGGCAACGGGAGATCATCGAGGTCGCTAGGCACAAACCACTCGGTATCTGTAAAGTCTATGGCTGCATTACGCATCGGGCCAAGACTCTTGATCTCACAGATAACCACTTCAAAGTCAGTCTGTATCGGAACATCTGAGGCAACAATTACCCTTGTCGGAGCAGGGTCTAATTGCAAAATCGCCTCTGTCCAGCGACTTCCATACTTTTCCCAGTAACCGCCCCAATTGGCGGTTGCTACTGTAATGGTGGGGTTGCTAGGTGTGTTCAAGACCGAATCCCTAGTGGGAAGCAACCCCAAGTTTAATCGTCTTCTCCGTTATCCCAGGCATCGCAAACGCCCGAAAACTTGCACTTGAACTCAAAAATCTCACAGAACACCTCGTCTTTACCGAGGCCGCAACCCTTGAGCTTCTCTCCGTACTCGCAATTCCCGCACTTCTGCTCACCCTCGCTGGGGCCGTAGGCAGCGGTCAGGATTGCTTTCTGCTTATTTCCCTTGTTGACGATCTCGTCTTTAGTGGCAAGGGGGCATTCCATATCTTCCTCGAGGAGACCGCCTTCCTCTTTCTCAGCCATCTTCTTACCTGGGCCGAGAAGACCGATCATCACAGTTACTCCCTTTTTCATTTCTTCTTGGGCTTAGGGGGCATTTTCTTTTTGCCGTACATAGCGCTTCCTTAAAAAAGGCGGGGCTGACCCGAGAGCCAGCCCCAGGGGGAGGAGATGAAATGGGCGCAATGGCCCACCCCCTTTTTATCAGTTTTCGTCTTGTTTTGCAAGAGAAAAAACGCTCACCATTCGAGGGCCTAACTTGTTACTCGCCTCGATCTTTTTGGAGGTTATCGTCCCCCGCTTCATAAACCGGACGAGACAGGCAGCGACATACTTCCTCGGTAGACCCGTAATCTCCGAAATTTGTGCGGAGGTTACCCCCTCCTCGGTAATGGTGTCTAAAACCTTCTGGCAACTCATTTGCTTCCCCTTACGATGAAAAGATAATTCTCTAGGTCTAGTGAATACTTCAAGAGTACATCGGCTGACTTTCTAACATTGTAAAAAAGTTCTTGGGCGGCTTTCATCTCTGCAAGACTTGGCATTGGTTTAGCCAAAAGATGTTGGGCCTCGCTTATAGAGTTCTGAATGTTAACGAAGTGAATCGTCTGGTCATCAGGTGGGGTCATGTTGTTTCCTCGTCCAAAGAATTAAACAAGTTTCCTCAAGCTCCCAGGAAACGGGGTTAGTGCGGAGGGCGTGTTTCATACCCATTTGGTAAGACTCTATGTGTATCTTGTAGTCGTCTTTCATTCCCATGCTTGCGGCAGCGGTAAAAATGACTCCTACAAAGAACCCTAAAGCAAGGTCTAATGCTTTCATGTTTTCTCCTCACGATTGACAAGATTCCGTACTTGGTTGGTAAGATTTTTGACTAGATCCACATTTTTATGAGGATTTCTCATTTGACCCCCTTGTTAATGTCCGTCCAAAGTCCTAGCGCTGCGTCATCCAGTACACCCTTGACCTGATTGGCAATCTTCTCTCGCTCTAGGTCAATGACTGTCAAGACTAGGTTTACAAGGCCGTCATCGGTAAAGTTCCAGCACCCGAAGTCGTCCGATACCCCATGATCTTGGGCCAAGTTATAGATTTCTTCGTGTTTCATTGGAACCTCATGTCGATAGCGTTGGTCAGGTTAAACGGGTTGTTGTAGAACCCAGGCTCAATCTTTACTGACTTCTTAGGGCGCTCCCAGAGTTGGGGGTTTCTTATGTCTAGGATTGTCCCGTAGACAGTCCCTCTGCTTGGCGGGATTCTCACGACCTTAGCCATGCCCATATCCACTAAGTACTGGGCCATCCTCCAAGCTCTGTGTTTGTCTACCCCGTGGTAGTGCATGATTTCTCTAGTGGTGAAGTTCTTCATGCGTTCTTCTCCTTCAACTTGGCTTCGATCGCTTCCTCAATCAATATGCCTTTTTCACTACTATCTAAGAAACAATCAGTTACTTCATCTTCAGTCAGCCCAACCCATTCATGTTTACGTTTTGCCGTCTCATCGACACGTTCTTGGCTCATGTTTACGGCATAAA